AATAGAAGTACTTGGATCCTGTTTCGAGGCCTCCACTTTTAGATCGGAGGTTCGTATGTCATTAATATCGCATGATGTCGAGCGCATTATGGGCTGCCCACAACTGTGGGGACCTCCTAAAGCGGAGTTTGAGACTGAACCTTATTATAAAGCCCTAGCGGGATATGGTAAGGCCTCTCTTGGCCCTTCGCCGAAAACTCTCGAAATGGCTATCATTGACTACACCACTCCATTATTGGAAGCTACTGCAGAGTTTACTAAGCATGTTCCTATGGTTCCACTAACTCCAGAGGAGACTATGGGTGGAATCTATGGAAGAAGGTTTATTGACCCTATGCCCCGTAATAAATCTTGTGGATATGGTTTTAAGAGCAAATTGTCCGCACATTATGAATTGCTGGATGGAGTTGCAGAACTTAGTGACACTCTCCAACAGGAGATTGATGCAGCAATGTTGTGTTATCGTCAGAATAAGAGATATAATTTCATTTACAAAGCTTCATTGAAAGATGAGCCGACATTACTCACCAAAAAGAAAATACGTGTATTTACTGGAGCGCCTGTGGCTCAGAAATATATTATTCGCAAATATTTTCTACCACCCGCCACTATGTTGACTATATTTAGTGGTTTGAGTGAGCAAGCTGTGGGGATTAATGCCAGTGGCAGGGAGTGGGATGAATTGCATCACCACATCACTCAATTTGGCGATGATCGCATCATAGCTGGTGATTTCAAAGCTTATGACCAATCTCTACCAGTAAATGTCACTATCGCCGCTATGCGCATTTTGATAGCCATAGCGGCAGCTGGAGGTTATAGTGAAGATGATTTAGCCATCATGGAGGCTGCTATACCAGATGTGGTTTCCGCTTACGTAGCCGTAAATGGCACGCTGGTAAAACTCACCAAGGGTAACACTTCAGGCAATAACCTGACGGTATTTATCAACGGTATTGCCAATGCCCTTCTGCATCGTTGCGCTTACTTTGACACCTTAGGGTTGACGGCCAGCCCATATAGGGAAAATGTAGTTAGTATGTTTTACGGAGATGATAGTTTAGGGGCTGTTCATAGTCGTTTAGGCGATAGTTATACTTGTGTTAATATTTCTGAACATATGTTAGTATATGGTTTAGAATACACTGCCCCTGATAAAACACCCATCATCCCTCCCTTTAGACCAAAAGGGGAGGTAAATTTTCTGAAGAGAGACTCTCTGTACATTCCAGAGTTTGGAACGTACAATGGTTTGTTGGATGAGAAGTCTATTTTTAAATCTTTGCATTCCAATTTGGCATCAAAAGAATTAACTAGACACCAACTGGCAGCTGTTTGCATATGCGGAG